TGTCCTCTGTAAGCTTCAAAAGGTTTACCACCTAAAGCATCAATATGTTCCAACGCAGGATCTTTCGGTGCTTTTGGAGCAGGCGGTGGTAATATTTCATCAATGTTTTTTACACCTAATGCTTGATACATATTTCTATAAACTTGATTTAAGTTATGTATTTCCGGATTAGATGTAGCTAATTGTAATTCTGTTTGAGCTAAAGATATTCTTTGTGTCATAGAAAATATATTTGGATCTGCAATAGGTAAAATATCTACTCTGTCATCAAAGTCAGTTTGTTTAATTGTTTTTTCAGCACCAACAACATCATACGGATATTCGGGTGGTAAATAACTTTTAAATACGTTTGATAATAGTTTAAATTCTTTTTTAAGTCCTGAGTATAATCTTTTATGAATTGCAGACATAACTCTTGACCCACGTTCTAATAATGCAACTGTTGTTCCAACTGCAGCTTGTTGATTTCCATCACCTACTTGCATATCAGCAATAGAAGCAAATCTTTGACCTGCTTGAACAACTATACCCATTAATTGTAATAATGTTTGAGATGGTTCTTTGTAAGGTAAAGGATAAAAGGCATCTCTTAAATTTCCACCCGGTGCATCTACATCTTTAAACTCACCTGGTTGAATTGGCGATGCTTCATCTCTAACTCTCACACCTCTTTGTTTAAAACCTGCTGGTAAATTAGATAATGTACCTGCGTCCAATAATTGACGAAGAGCAGCCGTTGCCGTTCTACTTAATCCGCCAATCATGTGGATTAATCCAAGTCCGTAAAATCCAAGTCCTGGCAGAAATTTGAAGTGGACAAAATATTGAATTTTATTTTTTGTTGGATCTTCTGGTGCAAAGTTTCTTCTTATCGAAAGAACTTTTCCACTACCTTCTTCAATTGTTACGATGTACGGTAATTTTATTCCTGTTGGTTCATTGTTTTCTCCAACATCTTCAAAACCTTCTAAATCTAAATTTACGTGGCATTCTAATAATGTATAAATATTTTCTTGTCTTCCTGTAGATCTAGTTCCTTCTAATTCTCTTTCTTTGTCTGTAACTTTATCTTCCATTTTAGAAGGCAGCTGTAATTCTATGTCAGTGTAAAAACCACCAACTTGTTGTTTACGTAAATCATTTTCTGAAATTTTAATAACATGTATAATTGCTTCGGCATCATCTAAAGATGTAGCTGTGTAAGGTACAACTAAATCATCTGCCGGTACAAATTTAGATACCGCTCTTTGTAATAAATCATCGTAATAAACTTTTTTAAATGCAGATCCTGACAGGGGTAAATAAAATAACATTTGATCAAACTCAGGTTCATACTCTTCCATTTTTTCCATGATTTGATAATTCATGAAATCTTTTACTCTTTGAGCTTGTTGTTCTTTTGCTTGATCTACTTTACCTAAAATTTGTGATCTAACTGGTCCTTCAGAAGGTAATAATTCTTTGTAGGCTCCAGCTTGAAATTGAGTAACGGCTTCTGCTAACACAGGGTGTGTTGCACCAGATGCTCCTTGGAAAGGTTCTGCTCTGTTGTTGTATTTAAATCCAAGTAAGTCAAGTCCTTCAACATAAGCTTGTTCCCATTCTTTTCTAGAAGTTTTATACTCAGCATAGTCTGATCTCATGTTTAATCCAATAGGATCTAAAATGTCTTCAGGTAATAATTCTGCTAAGTTGTCGTAATGATTTTCTGTTCCTGAAATATTTACTTTTCCTGGTTCAAAGTTTAATTCAACACCGCCGTCTTCCATTGGTGTTACTTCTACTGGTTGTTCAGGTTGTTGTTCTTGTGTTTCCTCAACATCAACTTCCGGCCCATCTATCTCAACGGACGTTCTAATGCTGTTGGGGAGTGATTTATCTATATCTGCCATTTAATTTCTCCGTGTTCTTCTTATCTTTTTTTATCTCTTTAAGCAACCCTTGTGAATTAGGTCCTTTTAGAGGAGGTATTTCATTTAATTTAACATACTTCATATTTTTAATTAAATTTGGATTTTTCATTTGCCTCCTTTTTGTGACTTGTATTTTATTCTATTCATAGTGTCTTTAAACGTATCATCTCCTTTAAGAAGATTAATTTCTGCGGGGTCTTTTAAAATTTTTTTTAACCCACTTTGACCAAGTCCTGATGGATTAAGTCCCATTTCTTCTAATTCTTTTAAGTTATATTTTTTACCGTCTTTAGATAACAATTCAAGTATATCATCAATATCGTCTATACCATCTTCGGCATCAGTTATATCGCCAGAACGGTCTGGTTTAGCTGTACCTTCTGTATATTCATCTATAGATTTTACACTTCTACCAGTTTTTTCATTAACAATATCTTCTCCTGGTTTATAGAACATTTCTGATTCTTGATATACACCTTCAGAATTAGAGTCTGGTGTTTTTATACGTTTTTCTCCAGTAGCTAAATCTTCAGTAAGTGTGTATCCGTTGTAATCATAAACTTTCTGTCTTTCAACTGTTGAAGCTGTTTCTGTAATGTCATCACCTGATTTTTTAATTAAACTTACAAAGTCAAAAAAGTACTGTGGTGTCCCACCTGCAGTTACTATTTTAGCAGGAACTTTAGAAGCTACTTTAGCTGTTGTAGTTAATAAACTATCTAAACCTAAAACTTTTGCTAAACCAATCATTCCTCCTACTGCAACTGTTTTATTAAAATCTCTTCTAGATTCACCAGCGGCACTTATTTTTTCTTCCATTTGTGCTTTAATTTTAGGAAAGTTTTTGCCTGAAATTCTTTGAAGTTCTTTTATTCCGGATTTAGTTAATTTCCCAGCAGCAGTAAAATATCCAATCGCGGTTGCTGGACCAAGAAGTTCTGTTCCAAGTTCTAACATATCTCCATAATATTTTTGAGATCCTGTAGCTTTAGCATCACTTTCATCAATCATTTTTTGTAGTCCAATTTTTTCAATTAGTGCTTCAGTAGCTTTAGGCTGCATGTTCTCTGCAAATCTTCCAAGTGCATTTTTTTGACCTTTTATTAAATCACTAGCAAAGGATCCTCCTGCTGGAATTAATCTTGCAGCGTATTCAGGAAGTTTAATTGCCCCTGCAGCAATTTTTTGTGCATAGCCCGCAAATGCCTTAGGATTAATTATTTCATTAAAATTTTTAATTGGATTAAAAGGTATGTTTTCATTTTCTCGTGCAGCCATGGTCATTTTTAAAAAATCTGAATCTGGATTAGGTGAGCCCTCAGAAAAATTAACTCGGCCACCTTGTGCCATCATCATAGTTTCATCCATAGGTAAAACTGTTTCAATTTCATCCATAGGTAAAGCTGCTTCAGCAGATATGTCTGGTAGATTAGAAATTTCTTCTGCTACAGCTTGGCCTGTTGTATCTTCACGCATAATTTTATTTTTAAGAGCTGTTATAGGATCTACATTATAAGCAACAAATAAATCTCTAGGATCTTCCATACCCATTTCTGTGGCTTCACTTACTGAACTAACTCCTAAAGCAACGCCTAAAGCAGGAATTTTTTTAACAACACTTTTTAAAAATTTTTTTCCGGAACCACCTGTTGAATTAACTCCCAAGGTTCTTATATTTTCGTTTACGATATTTGATGTGTTTGTTTTTGTATCAAATATAACACCTCCTTTTTTCGGTTCTGAGAAAGAACCGTAGTTTTTTCCGTCAACGCTAATTTTAAGTCCTCTTGATTTTAAATACCTATCAATAGATGGAGAAGATTTTCCATTCTTTTTAACATAAGATCTAAATTGATCTAATATAGAGTTCTCCATATAACTTGCTGCTTGAATTGATGTTGGATACATAGAGTTTTGATTTTTTAAACCAGAAATGTGTTCTGGGTGAAGAAATGTATTTTTTGGTTTTGATTTTATGTGTTTAGCCATTTCTATATCTGTTTTATAGATTGGTTTATTTTTTAATTTTACATTAGGATCATTTTCTGTGTAACCATCAAAAGAAACTTCCCCAGTTGCTTTTTTAAACATAAGCCGCGCAGAATTAATCATTGCTTTGTTATTAGCTATGTCTTCTACAGGAAGGTTTTTAATAACTTCGTTAGTTTCTTTAATAGTTTTATATAAAGACTTAGTTTGAGCAACCGCTACTTTACCCGCTTTTTTACTACCTATTATTTCTGATGCTCTTCTAGTTTTTAAACCTCTTGTTTTACCTTCTGGTATTGTTCCTTTTTTTAAAGGAGCTTCTCCTGTTT